AAGGAATTTGAAAGGTAATCATCCAATAATAAATCAGTTCAGCCGTGATAACATCTCGTGTAGCCGGCGGACCTGATGGTTCATGAAACCAAGTAGCAGTCATCTTGGCTTCGATGTAATCGTTTATCTCCGAAAAGTTCTCTTCCGAGAGTTCAGAGAAGATTACCTCTGGAACTTCATTCAAACTCATCGCCTTTATGTAAGCCAGAACTTCCTCTACCGTTTTCTCAGTTTTACCTAAGAACGGTTTCTCAAATTCTGACTCCCATTTTGACAGTGAGACCAAAGAATGCTCAAGCTCTAAAATTATTCCGCCTTGCTTGATGAACTGTTGACTATGATCATCAAACATTTCAGTACCGCCAACAATAATTTTGAGCATCCCTTGGTCTCCTATCTAAAAATCTGCTGCTCAGCTCTTAGAAGACGACGAACCGGACGAGCTAGAGGAAGCCGAGGCCGCCGTAACCACGGTGAACAACGCGATAACCTCGTCGGGAGTCGGAAGCTTAGGCTCCGTAGCCGCTGCGCCATACAGTAGCGTCTCGAGAGCAGTCAGATCTCCTGGATCGACCACAGTCGAATCGATCACGATAAGCGAGGTCGGCTTATGTCCAGTCACCGGAACAGGAGTAGTCGTGATCTCCCAGCTAAACGCAAGCGCCTCTGGCGAATCGTTGATGGTAGCGTAAGCCTTCTCCGAAGGAGCAGCCTGGCAACCATAAAGAAGGTGAAGCTTATAGCCATGATCTGTTCCCTCAAGGTCGTTGCCCACCTGCGTCCGGTAGCTAAGACCAAACTGCTTCCGTCCCTGTTGCCCGAGAATGACGCCAGCTGACGGAACTGCCGAACCGTCACATTCGGCAAACTCGTCGGGATAGGTGAATGCCTCAATCGTCCCACCGAACTCCTCGGCTGAGATCAGATTGAGATACTTGATGTTATCGGCATACTGAGGCGAAGCCTCCGCGCCCGAGGGCGACTCAGTGACGGTAGTAAGACCGTTCCATGCAAAACCGGTATCATAGACGCCAGTCGCGTTCGGAAGATACAGAACGCCATGGTCTACGCCGGTCTCATAGATCCGTTCTCCCACCTGGTCCCACACAAGAGGTCCTGGCATTTACTCTTTGCCTTTCCTTTAGAAGAACACGTTGAAAACATCATGGTTTAAGTTGTCGACAGTATAAAACCGATTATAAACACACATCGGTATACTCGCAACTTTACCAGGGATCTCACTATCAGGATCTTGATCTATGACTACAATCATATATCGCAAAACATGCGTATATGGGTTGTCATCCGCAAATTTTGTATCAGCATAATTACGTTCGTAGATAATGCATGGATATTTTAAATTTACATTCTCAGGAGGCTGAAAATATACATTATCCGCAAACGCTTCAAGGAGTTGGTGAAGCTTCAGCCGTGGGGCCATTATACACCTCCCCGAGCCGAATGATTAAGCGGGGGCTCAGAACTTCAACATCTTTAACTGTCCATAAAACCCCCGCCCATTCAATATAACGAATGGCAAAGAAATGGTCATTCGCATAAGCATCGGCCACGACGCTAATCGAATTTCCTACGCTGAGATCCTTGTTAAGATTCTCTCCTTCGGAGAGTCTCCTAGTATTACGGATAACATCACCAAAATATGAACGCTCAACGATAGTATCAACCCATACACCAGGAGCAGACTCTTCAGTCTCTCCATATCCGATTCGACCATAATACTTTGCCATGATCAAGCTCCGATCAGGCCGGACGCTTGAAAGTCCACTCGTCCTTCTGGTTAGACTCGAAGTGGAAGTTTGCCGAAGAGGGAACGGCAATGACGTTAAGCGTCTCGCCTGCCGCCAACGAAACCGGTGAGGCAGTGAGAATCGTGGAGTTCGTGTCCTTGTTCTTGTAAGTGACTCCGGCAATCGTAGACACCGTAACGGTCCACGCGTCCTTGTCGAAGGACGGAGCCGTTGGCACAACGAGCTGCGATGCGGCGCCAGTCTTCTTGATCACGAGTGCGGAACGGATCTTCGTAAGTGCGCCAGAGACACGCGTCTCAAGCAGGTACTTGTACTGGTTGTAATCGATGTCAAAGTCGTCGAAGAAGTTAATCTCGCCGCCCTTGTCAGCGCCAACCGTGTAGTCCTTCAGGTTAACGATGATACCGACCAGATCCGGCTCATCCTCCATCACTTCGACGGTGACGATACTCGAGACGCCCATCTCAGAGGCCAATTCGGCCGGAGTCTTCCACAGACGGTGACCGAACTGATCGCGCTCGAGAAGGATCGACGTGAGCATTGGGAGCGTCGTGTAGAGTACCGGAGACCCGGAGCCCTTGTAGTACTGGCTGGCACTGATGATCGCATCCACGATCTCAGTCTTCGAAGAGTTCGCATCGTCGATGTTAACGAAGACGGTTGCCGCGTAAAGATCGTGATCGTTGGCAATCGAACGGATTCCAGCGCCCTCAGGAGCCGCCAACGGATCCCGAATCTTGTCCTCGTCATCGACGGCTCGGCCATCGCCAATGAGAATCGCGCGCGCGAGCTCCTCATCCATCATGAGACGCATTTCGGACTTAAGCCAGGCCACGACGTCGAAGTCCGTGATGTCGATGATGTCGTCCCGGTCCAGCTTCTGCTTCTTGTAGACCGTGGTCGGTGTGGTCACTCTCTTGGACACTCCGAAGAACTCCTCTTTCTTCAGATTGCCCTTGATGTAGCCCTTAGCCCGAGCCTCCTCAAAGGTGATGTCCGCGACCAGCGACTTAATCCTGGAGAACGGCGAATGCCTGGTTCCGTTGATGACGCCCCGAACCCATTCGACACGCCGAGCGTCAAACTCCGGAGTGTCAGTGACTGCCCTGGCGTCCGGAAAGAGAACCTCAATGTTGTCAATGCCGTGCTTAAGCGCATAGGCCTCGACCGCCTCTTTTAGAGAACCGATACGCTGGGCATCTTCAACGATTCCCTTAATCGCATCGTGCGTGAGAACGTGCTTCTCTTCCTTTTCTCCTCTCTGCTGCTCAAACACGTTGCGGCTCATGCGGTGTCCGTCCTTTTTGTTGTCGTCGGTAGACTCGTCAGAGCTACCGTCAGAGTGAACAACCTTCTCATCGGAATGGCTAACGGTCTCCTTGAGAGCAGCGCCAACCATGTAGTGAACAACTTCCTTCTGCTCATCAGTCATCGAATCGTAGACTTCCTCAACGGACGGACCCTCATTGTCAGAGTCATCCTTGGGGTCATCATTCTTCGAATCATCAGAAAGCTTCGAATCGGATTCGTGATTCAACTCCAAACCAGTATAGATGATCGCCTCATCGTCCAGCGTAACCATATCACCATCTTGGTGAGCAAGAGTAATATTATCAATAAGTGCACCGGGGTTTGCTCCAGATAGAACCAAACTAAGTTCGCGAATAAAGCCGTGAAGAACCTGCTTGGACTTCTCCGTCAACTGGTTAGCATAGATAGACAGCGACTTGATGTCTCCATGCGTAACCAGCGTCTTAGCGTTCTGAGCCGTAGGGCTGTCGTTGAAGAAACCATACGCATAGACACCATCATCACGATGCTCTAGAATTGCGTGTCCGAGAACGTTGGTCGGCTCGCTGTGGTTGTGCTGCCAAACGAGCGGGACAGTCGTCTTGTCCTGATGCTTGAAGGCATCAGGCAGAATCACTCGGCCATCAGAACACTTAAGACCAGCCTTCGTGGCATAGCCGCTGAAGTCAGGCGTGGCCTTTTCTCCCATTTTGAATGCTCGCTTTCATTTAGGTGGTTGACCATTTAGCCGTCTTGCTTATCACCGTTTCCGTTCGCTCCAATCTTAGCCAAAACTGCGTCGACAACAGGATCGGGCTTTATACGAACAGGAGGAACGCCAGTATCCGCTTGAGGCATGTTACTATTAATTAGCTGATCAGCCTTAGGATCTGGATGAGGCGCCATGCCAATAGCCTGACGCATCTCATTAGACGTCATGATCTCGTTTCTAGTAAACTTATCTGCAATCTCGGCAATATTGTCAATCGGAACCAAACGGAACGGATCTCTGAAGAACATAATCGTTTGCTTCTGAGATCTAGCTGTCTTTGTAAGAAACGATCGACGCATTGCTTCTACAATTGCAGTCAAAAACGGTTCAATGGTCCGGTTATAATAATTCAGCATGGCCTTTTCGTCGGCCGTGCCATTCATAACCTCTTCGGTAAGGCCAAGCTGGCTATACAGCAGCTTGGTTAAGTACTCGATTTGCACCAAAAGGTTGTTCTCAGCCGGCCGATTTAGCTGTGTAATCTTCTCAGTTCCGTCAGTATAGGCAATACCGTACTGACTTCCCTTAAGTTGGAATTCAATGTCGGCTCTACGCTGTTCTGCTTGCTGTCGGCGTGCTTCAGACTTAATCACATATGGAAGTTGGATGATCAGATCCAG